GCAGTTCGTCCGCAACCGGTGTGAGGGGCAGTTCGTCCGCAACCGGTGTGAGGGGCAGTTCGTCCGCAACCGGTTGGAGGGGCAGTTCGTCCGCAACCGGTGTGAGGGGCAGTTCGTCCGCAACCGGTTGGAGGGGCAGTTCGTCCGCAACCGGTTGGAGGGGAATTGCTTCGCTCTCTGGACAATACGGCACGATCGAAGTCGGCCCAGAAGCGGCTGGCGTCGTCACCGCAGATTCATTTACTTGGATCGTGCGCCTCGGAGCTGTGATCCTCCATCGCTGGGCAAGTGGCCACAAGCTGCTCGTGACCGACGGACTGAAAGACGGTGAACGTGTCACGGTGAACTGCGGCGAAGTCACTCGCGAGAAAGGAACGCTATGACCCCATCCATCGAACAACGAGTGGAACTCGCCACGCGGCGAGTCAACCGCTCAATCGTGTTCCTGAAGCGCTGCATAAGGGAAGACCTGTGCGCGGATTATTGCACGGGGATTTCAATCGGACTGGCAGAACTCAAAGGCGTCCGTGCTGCGCTTTGTGGTGCTGAGGAGCCGATACCGAGGAGCCCGATCTTTGTGCGCGAGTTGGAGGCGAGGAACGCGAGATGAGTAACCACACACCAGGACCGTGGCGGGTGCATGGTGATATGCACATCGTCACAGACGAAGACCGCAAGAATGTTGCGATGGTCTATGAGACGCGCGATTTTTCCTGTGCTCCAGGTCGTTCCGTGATGGATGCCAATGCTAGGCTCATTGCCTCAGCGCCATATCTTCTCCAGGCGTGCACTGTAGCGTTAGAGCACGTCGCCGAACTTCAAGAGGCTTGGAGAACTGGAGCGATTACCGAGCACGACGGAAAAGGCGGAACGCGCTCAAACCTGAATTCCGACGTGCTCGCCTGGTTGCGTAAGGCGATTGAAAAAGCGGAGGGCACCAACGCATGACATTCGACTCGATCAGTTGGCCCGCCGAATTCAAGCGAGCAGTCGAGCAAGCCGCGCGCCCCGAGCGTCGTTGGCTGACCTACGTGAGTGGCGAGCAGCGCTACGTGTTCTCTTGGGAACCGAGCGAGTTGGGCTTGCTGCGGCTGTGGGACGCGGCGGTGAGCTTTGTCTGCGATCAGCGATTGCCGTTTGGCGTGCTGGACGCTTGGCATGTCGTTTCAGAGGCGCGGCGGGACTTGGACGCAATTACGCGGCGACGGGCCGAGGAAAGGTGCGGAGGGAGTAACCGACAATGCTGAACTGGACTGACATCGACGGCAACCCGGCAGACGCAACGAGTTTTCTCGGACATCAGCGTTACTCAGAGGCGCTCATTGGCAATTGGCCGAACGATGGCGTCAGGTTCGGAATCTCCTATCAGCCGACTTGCCACCGGCGCGGGCCATACAAGTTGCTCATAGAAGTCTGCGGCGGTCCCAACCATCACAAATGGGGCTGCTTTGATGAGGCCGACCAGCCAGTTCGATACTTTCACAAATTGTCGAATGCGATCGACGAAGCTTGCCAGATTGCGAAAGTACTGCTCGCGGAACGCGAAAAGAGTAGGCCATGACCAACCCCGACAGCCGGCAACAAAGCACCGAGGACGAACGCCGCGGAGCGTTCGAGCAGGCGCAGCACGACAATTACCGATTCGCCGAATACGACCATCGCAAGGTGAATACGATGAGCACAGCACTTAAATCAGCCTTATCCGCCGTCCAGGTCGCCAGCGACGATCCGGGCCAACAGCTTGTCGCCGCCAAGGTTCGCGGACTCATGCGTGGCTACGACGCACGCTGGCGAGACGCCGGATACGTTCCGGTGGCTGTGGAGCAGACTGTCATCGCGGACCTCGTGAACATCGAAACCGAGCGAAAGAGCCGCAGTTTTTTCATCGCTGGCAAGCTCGACGTTGTATGCGAGTACCAGGGCCGGCGAGTTTTGATCGACCACAAGACCACGAGCAATGACATTGCGGACCCGAACGCACCTTACTGGCGGCAACTGGTCATCGAAGGGCAAGCCAGCCATTACCTCCTACTCGAATGGTTGAACGGGCGAAAGATTGACACGGCCGTTTGGGACTGCCTTAAAAAACCTTCGATTCGCCCCAAAAAACTGACGAAGGCTGAGCGAGCAGCCGTGGTTGCCAGCCGGAAATATTTCGGCGAGAAGTTGGACGACTCCGAACTCGAGCGACTGCAAACCGACGAAACCGAATCGCTCGTGATGTACGAGCATCGGCTTGCTCACGACTGCACCGTTGAGCGACCTGAATACTACTTCCAGCGGCGAGGCGTCCCGCGTCTCGATAGCGAGATCCACGAATACGCGAAAGAGTTGTGGGCACACTCGCAAGACATGCTGCACGCGAACCGGGAGGAATATCACCCGCGAAACTCCGGGGCTTGCTTCACCTACGGAACGGCTTGCCAGTTCCTAGGCGTTTGCTCAGGCCACGAATCAATCGAGAGCGACAAGTGGCAGCGTAAATCGCAGGTCCATACGGAACTCAATCTCGACGGCACCGACGGTCGCGACGTGCTGACGAATTCCAGGATTCGTTGCTTCCAGACGTGCCGGCGGAAGGAATTCTATCTGTACCAGCTTGGCGTTCAGCAAGTGGACGAAGAGGAGCGCGAAAATCTGTTTTTCGGATCGCTGTGGCACGTTGCCCAGCAAGCATGGTGGGAATCTCAAATGAAAGGTGACAGCAATGTCAACAGCGACACGAACGGTTGCGAGGCCAGCGGGGTCTCCCAGCCAATCGCCGCCAGCGTCGAGAATGACGCTTGGTGAGATCACTGGGAAAGGCTCCGGCCTTCCTAATCGGTATCTAGTCCACGGCTGCGAAGGCTGCGGAAAGACGTCGTTCGCGGCCTACACACCGCGGCCGATTTTCATTCAGACAAAAGGCGAGACCGGCTTGGACACGCTCATTGACAGCGGCCAGTTGCCCGAGACGCCGCACTTCCCCGAGATCATGTCGTTCGGCGTGGCCTTCCAGGCGATCGAATGGCTCATCGAACAGCCGCACGAATACGGCACGCTGGTTATCGACACGCTCAACGGCCTTGAGCGCCTCTGCCACGAAGAGGTCTGCCGGCGTGACTTCAACGGCGACATGACCGACAGGGGATTCATGGGCTACATGCGCGGCTACGAGGTCTCTCTTGTGGACTGGCGGAATCTCTTGTCCGCGCTCGATATGCTCCGCGAGAAGCGCCGCATGGCGATCGTGTGCCTCTGTCACACGAAGGTCAAGCCGTTCCGCAACCCGGTCGGCGCCGACTACGACCGCTACGCCCCGGACATGCACGACAAGACGTGGGGTCTGTCGCACAAGTGGGCCGACGCCGTGCTGTTCATTCAGTACGAGACCTTCAACACCGAGAAGGATTCCAAGAAGAAGGGGAAGGCTGTTGGCGGGCAAACTCGGATTATGTGCACCGAGCACCACGCCGCGTATGACGCCAAGAATCGCATGGGCTTGCCCGGCGAGATCGAAATGGGCAACTCGGCGTCCGAGGCGTGGGGAAACTTCAAGACGGCGCTTGTGGCGGCCAAACAAACCAATAACGGAAAGGCTGAATGACTATGGCTCTTTACTTCAAGCCCGGCCGTTACCTGTGCCGGATCAAAAATCAGGGTTTCTCGAAAACCAAGGCGGGAGACGACCAATTCTTTTTGCTGTTCGACATAGTTGGTGAAATCAATCCGGCCGATCCCGAGGGCGATTTGATCTCGACCAATCCAGGCGAACGCACGGCCTACTTCACGCTCAAGACGGACAAGAACGCTGAGTTTTTCGTCAAGGACATGCGGCGGCTCGGATGCCCGATGACATCGTTCGGGATGCTGGATCCGAACAATGACGGCTTTCACAACTTCGGTGGGATTGAAACCGAGTTCACTTGTGAGAAGAACGAATACCAGGGCAAAGAATCCGAGCGATGGCAGCTCGCCCGTGAGGGAGGCGGCGGCCCGGTTGCTGTTCCTCTGGATGCCAAGGAAACACGCCGCTTGGATGCCCTGTTTGGCGCAGCGTTGAAGGGAACTCCGAAAGCGGTTCACAAGGCGAATAATCCTGCGAACGCTCACAAAGCTAATCAGGAGCTTGTGGAGGATGCCAAGGCGTATCAAACAACCGGAGAAGAAATTCCTTTTTAACTGAACCGTGTGCTTGGGGTTGGTCGTCCCGCCCCATTCCGCCGCGCCGGCCGGGAACCCGACTAAGCCCCTGGAACCTGGCTGGCGCTTTTTGAGACACCGAAAGGACAAATCATGGATTCCCATCTGGATTCAGACCGCCTTCAACGGCAGATACCAGCTAAGTTTTTAGAGCAACTCGCCGAGCGAGCGAATCGGATCAAAGCCGAGGAGCGCTCAAAAATCGCCGGTGGCGCTCCAGGAGAAAAACCGCTGACGGAATGGGAGGCTGGCGGCATCGCTGTTCGTCAACTTCCCGATGATGAGCAAGGGATTTTGCGCATCTCAATCGGCGGCGGAGACAATCTTCCAATCACCGTCAACTACTGCGTGTTTCGTGGCGAGCGAGGAGCCTGCTTGGCGCTTCTCCGACGCGCCGTTGCGGCTCTCGAAATTCAAGACCTTTAGGAGCAGCCCAAGCCGGCCGCTGAACGATACCACGGACGCCGGCGGAGGCCGGGAAGGGTGTTCCATGACGAACATGGCATTGTTCCGCGATACTGCTTTTCGCGAGTCGTATAACCGCAAGATACTCGACAAGTACGGCACTTGGGACAACTGGTGGAATTCGATCCGCAGCGAATTCGGCACGGCGATTATCGACCGGCTGGCGGACGCCAATCCGCAGGCGCTTGCTGAGACGCTTGACCAGGGCCGTTGCGAATCGCCGATGGAGGAGAAATTCTGGTCGGCGGCGGCTGGCGAGATAGATGGTTTGACGCCGCAATTCCAAATCGGCGAGTATCGCGTTGACTTCGCCATTCAGCCGCGGAAGGTGGTTATCGAGATTGACGGCCACGACTTCCACAAGACGCCCGAGCAACGCACCGAGGATGCTCAGCGGCAGCGGCGCCTGGAGGCTATTGGCTGGCGCGTGGTTCGGTTCACCGGCAAGGAAGTGGATCGTGATGCGCCGGGCTGCGTTCGCGAACTGGAAGCGATTATCGATGCTATGGAGGGCGTGAGTGCCTAGTCTCTACGAGATCAAGGACTGGGATCAACACTTCGAACAGTCGCAATCCCGCAGGGTGTTGCGTCTGTCGTGGGTCGGAATCCCAAACCGGCACGATGGGAAATCGTTCCGGCGGCTGATGCTCCGTGAAGATGGACCAGCAATCTACGGAGCTTGGATTTTGCTTGTTCAAGTGGCTTCGAAGTGCCCTCGGAGAGGCATCTTGGAGGACGGCGACGGACCTCTCGACGAAGATGACCTCGCGATCAAGACAGGCGCTCCATCCAGTCTTTTTGAAACCGCGCTTAAAGTGCTTTCAGACAAAAAGATAGGTTGGATTATCTGCACTGAACTAGGAGCGGACTCTGAGTCATCTAGGAGACCATGCACGACACAAACAAACAGACAGACAGAGAGGACAGACAAACAAACATTACAAACCGATCGTTCGAACGATCGAGGATCGACCGACCGGCTGATCGGTCTTAAAGATGTTTCTGGACGAGCCAAAGCACTCGCCGACGAAGCCGCCAAGGTGGGCGGACTGAAAGGCGCGCGCAGCGACCCGACTTTGCTCAAGGCGGCAACGGCCGTTGCTCGTGGCGACTTGCCAGAAAATGTCTTGATGGTTGCGGCAGAATCGACAGGACGCGAGCCGCGACGGAAGCCAATGGCCTACTTCACGCAATGCCTCAAACGGGGCTGCGAGGAAATCCAATTCGACTTCGCGAAGATCCTTTCGACGAAGCACGCGACTGGTCCTCCCGCTGGGGCGTGCGAGGTTTCACGGTCACTTGCCGAATCTCTTTCACTTCCCGATCCATGAGCAGCCGCCGAATCACATCCGAAATTATCGACCGCCAGCCGCCGGTGGATCTCAGCGCCGAAAAGGGCGTGTTGGGCAGCATCTTGCTACTTCCGGAGATATGCGATGAACTCGCCTTGGCTGTCGGTCGCGAGGATTTCTACGACGAGGCCAACGGACTTTTGTTCGGCGAACTGATGGCGATGCACGACGCCGGCAAAAGGATTGATTTGACGTTGCTGACGAATCGGCTCAAGAAAACCGAGGACTATGAAAGGATCGGTGGCGCCGGATACCTGGCCGAGCTAACGCAATCAGTTCCGCACGCGGCGAATGCTTTGCATTACGCGGAGATCGTTCGGGCCACGGCGACGCTGCGCGGATTGATCCACGTCAGTTCTGAGATTCTTCGCAGCGCCTACGAGGACCACCGAGACGCGAGGGAAGCCCTCAACGCCGCCGAGGAGGCGATTCTTTCGGTTCGCGATCGGCACGGATGCCACCTTGATCGGTTGACGGACATCGTCGACGTGCTTCGCGAATCGCTCGATGGACTTCAGGCGAGAATGGAAGGCTCGATCGCCTTCGGATTGCAGACTGGATTTGCCGACCTCGATAAAAAAATCAGCTTGCGGAACGGGGAGCTAGTCATCATCGCCGCGCGTCCTTCGATGGGTAAGACGGCACTCGCGGCGAACATCGCGATTCATGTCGCATCCAAGGTTCCTGTTCTCTTCGTCTCGCTCGAAATGGAACGGATTGCCTTAGCCGATCGGCTGCTGTCGGCCGAGGCTCATATCGACTCCTACAGGATGCAACAAGGCGACTTGAACGAAGGCGATCGACGGTCTTTGGTCGAGGCTGCCGCAGCGATCTCCGCGCTGGACTTGGCGATCGACGACAGCCCTTCGCGGACCATGACGGAGATTTCCGCCGTCGCCCGCCGGCTGAAACGAAAGCGGAAGTCACTCGGCCTAGTGATCGTGGATTATTTGCAACTCATCGAATCGGATGATCCGAAGGCCCCGCGCGAGCAGCAGGTCGCTAAGATCGCTAGCCGGTTGAAACATCTTGCTCGCGAATTATCATGCCCGGTCCTTTGCCTCGCGCAGCTCAACCGGGGCTCTGAGGCGAAAGCCGACAAGAAACCGGAACTGGCCAACCTGCGTGAGTCTGGCGCAATCGAGCAAGATGCCGACGTGGTGATGTTCGTTCATCGCGACGAGTATTACCACCCCGAGGACGAATCTGCGCAGGGCTGGGCTGACATCCTCGTGAAGAAAAACCGCAACGGTCCGACCGGCGATGTGGAACTGATTTGGCAGGCGAGGTTAACACGGTTTTGCAACGCCGCAACGAAGCGGCAACGTAGCGTATCGCGGGCGCCCGTCCGGAGTGGTCGCTCGACTGCCGATAAGTCGAACTCAGTGCCTTACGACGAATGGAACCGCTGACCATGATCCGCCCCACCAACTCGATCCCCGCCGGCGAACTTACGGTGGTGACCGTGCGGTTGTCGAAGGCCGACCACCTCGCGATGAAAGATGCGGCCTGGAAGGCGAAACTATCGCTGAACGAATGGTGCCGGCTGTGGCTCAAAGCTGCGGTCGAAGGTCAATTGATACCGCGCGAACCGCAATGACGACCACCGAATATCAACGATTGCTCGCTCTGCTCAATCGCTGGCGCTCCGAGATTAAGAGCCACGATTCCGGGCTGGATTACCGCCCGCTCGACAATGAAAGCGCGTATTACGACGGCGTTGGCGACTGTGCCGATGAACTGGAATCATTGCTCGATGAAACCGACGAAGGCTGACCACCGATGACAGCAACGATTCTACAAGGTGATTGCCTCGAAGTCATGCGTAGCTGGGAAACCGGCAGCATTGATCTCGTTGTCTGCTCGCCTCCATACGAGGCTGCGAGGACTTACGGAATCGACTTCGCGCTCCGTGGGCAGGATTGGGTTGATTGGGCCAAGGAACGATTCCTGGAGTGCCTCCGCGTGTGTAACGGGCTTGTCTGCTGGGTCGTGGAAGGACAGACGCGGCAGTTTCGCTATTCGGCAACGCCGGCGCTCTTGATGGCGGATTTACACCGAGCGGGAGTTCATCTTCGCAAGCCGCCGATCTATCATCGCGTCGGAATTCCAGGGAGCGGCGGCCCGGATTGGTTGCGGAACGACTATGAATTTTGCATCTGTGCCACGAATGGCGGCAAGTTGCCCTGGAGCGATAACACGTCGATGGGTCATCCGCCCAAGTGGGCACCGGGCGGCGCGATGAGCAATCGGCTGTCCAATGGATCCCGCGTCAATCAGTGGGGCCATTCAATCGACTCGGGCGTTACGGTCGTTGCCGAGGATGGCGTCGTGCGGAGCAAAGGCAAGAGGCCGTCTCACCACCTTGCGACCGCCGCGAAACTTCACACTAAAACAGAAGCCGACGGAACGAAACGGACTCAAGGATATAACCCGCCGACGCTTGCGAACCCCGGTAACATCATCAAGGTCGAAGTCGGTGGCGGCCTCATGGGCAGCGACTTATCGCACGAGAACGAAGCGCCGTTCCCGGAATCACTCGCGGAATGGTTCGTCCGCTCATTTTGCAAGCCCGGTGGCATCGTCTGCGATCCATTCAGCGGCAGCGGCACAACAGCAGCCGTCGCTTTGCGAACCGGCCGCAACTTCATCGGTATCGACATTCGAGAATCGCAGGTCGAATTGACTAAGCGCCGCATTGCCGAGATTCAACCCGAACTCCCCGGACTGACCCCATGACGACCCGCACCATAACCGACGACGACCGCTTCCACGACGAGGCGACATGCGGCGCTTGCGGCGGCCCGCTCGAATGCTGGCGGGATGCCGTCTGCGAAACGTGCGTTCCCGAGTCGGCGTTTTTTGAGCAGCAGCCGGACGATGGAGACGAACCATGACCCGCACCGCGACGACAACCGAGCTGACTGACGGCACAGGCCGCAGCTTTGCCGAGATGCGGTTGCTGTTGTCTGAGCGCGTATCCGACTGGCCCAAGACGCAGCGGATTCGCCTCAACGCGCGGAAGCGTTGGAAATTCATGGACGAACTCCACAAGGAGTGGGACCAATGCTGGGATTGCGACCGTACGACAGGGCTCGGCGCGATTATCCAGGTCCACCATTTGACGCACGGAGCATTTCGCAGCGACGAACGGACGGCGCTCATGCCCCTGTGTCTTGAATGCCACCAGAGCGTCCCTGGACGCTTGGCGGAACTTCTGTGGCTCAAATGGTACTTTGACCGCGAGAACCTTTCCTGGTTGCGGCTGACGATGATTGCGGGCCGCTGGCTGCCTGACCCGAAGAAGCCGCGCGAGCTTTGCAGACCTTACCCCTAACCCGTGGAGGAACCATGATAGATCGATCCCAGTTGCAAGAGCGCGTGGATCGAGGTGTGGCGTGGCTGAATCGCAATAAGCCGCATTGGCTCTCGCTCATCGACTTCGACAAATTGAATATCGACAGCGACGAAGATTGCATCCTTGGGCAGGTCGTCGGCGGATATTGTCGCGCCTGCTATCATTATACCGAACTCGCGTATACGGAGGATCGCGTCGAACTCGGATTTACGGCGTGCGATTGCAATTACTCATGTCGGGAGCTAGAGGAGTGCTGGATCGACACAATCCGCGCCCTGCAAGAATCCCACAAAGTCACTATCGCCTCGGAGCCCGCCCCGGCGCCGGCGGACGTGATGGCAATAGCGAAGTGAGACTATGACCCGGAAGCCGAAACTCTTGGACCTCTTCTGCGGCGGTGGTGGCGCGACAAAAGGCTACCAGCGCGCCGGCTTCTGCGTCGTGGGAGTCGATAACAGGCCGATGCCTCGATACTGCGGCGATGAGTTCCACCAAGCCGATGCGTTGCAGTTCCTTGCGGAGCACGGCGCAGAGTTCGACGTGATTCATGCTAGCCCGCCATGCCAAGGCTACAGCCGACTTCGGCATCTTCCGTGGTTGAAGCACAAGACGTATCCAATGTTGATTACCCCCGTGAGGGAATTGCTCGTGCGAAGCGGCAAGACGTGGATTATCGAAAACTCGAACGATGCTCCGCTGAGCGGGATTTTCCTCTGTGGGACAATGTTCAATCTGCCGGTGTATCGTCATCGTCGTTTCGAGTGCTCTCACTTGCTGATGCGACCGCACCACAAGCGGCACGCGGAGATTATCGGACGCGGACGCGGGATCAATGACCGCCGCAAAGGTTCATTTAACAACGGATCGGCAAAGGGAGCTTGGGGCAACCAAGCGATTGTGACTGTAGCCGGCGGACAATTTCGCAAAGCGGAAGGCGAGCGCGCTCTTGGGATCAACTGGATGAGCAAGGCGGAATTGGCCCAAGCAATTCCGCCAGCTTATACCGAATGGATCGGTCGTAGAATCCTGGCCACGGAGCCACAATGAAACGATTGATTATCTGGATGGTCTTGTTGTGTTTTGTTCCGTTCTACCAACCGAAGCACCCCAATATCGCTCCCGGTTCTGACTGGGATTGGTGGCTAACCATGTTCACGCCATGAAAATTCAGCGAATCATGTCCGAGCACCGCAACGACTTTACCGCCGACATGGTGTGCGAGCACTGCGGAGCCGTCTATCACAACGACAGCGGCTACCACGACAACTGGTATCACACGAAGGTTATCCCGGCCATGTACTGCCGGTCGTGCGGCAAGAATCGCGCGGGCGAGACGGAACCGCAGCCCACGGAGGAGCGACCATGCTAACCGACGAGCGGATTGAAGAGATGAGACGGCGTGCATCGTGGTACGCGAAGGCCAATACCACGACGGACGAGCACAAGATGCTCGCCAAAATGATCCTGGAACTGCTGGCCGAGCGGGAACAGACCGAACACGCGGAGGAACACCAGCCATGAGCATTTACCTTGGAATTGACCCCGGTGGCAGTGGCGCAATCGCGGCTATTGGTGATGGCATCCAGCCGATGTGGCAGAAGAACGACGCCACCGAGCGCGAAATCTCGGAATGGCTGCGAGGCTTCCCTACCAATCTATGTTTCGCTCTGATCGAGAAAGTTCACGCGATGCCGAAGCAAGGCGTGTCGAGCAGTTTTAAGTTCGGAATGTCCTACGGATTTCTTCGCGGCCTGTTGATTGCTTGGGCAATTCCGTTTGAGGAAGTGTCTCCGCAGCGCTGGCAGGGCGCGCTGGGCTGTCGAAGTGGCGGCGACAAGAACGTGACGAAGGCCAAGGCGCAACAGCTTTGGCCGGACGTAAAATTTACGCACGCAAATTCGGACGCGCTGTTGATTGCCGAATATCTGCGGCGAGCGAAGTGCGGCGAATTGTCGAAAACTGCTTGAACCGACCCAAGAGATTCCCATGCCAGCTAACGACCGAGTGAAGCTACTGACGCCGGACGCGAAGATCGAATACCGTCATCGCGACGACGTGCCGGCGCTACTGGCCGAGGGCTGGCAACTCTTCGATCCGCTGCCCGAGCAACCCGCAGCCGAGCGGCAGCCGAAGGCGCGAAGATTCCGCGGCAAAGGCGGATTCAAGGATAAGACCGACTATGTCGAACTAGCGGCGGACGGTAAAGCCCTCTGGCTAGTATCTAAAGATGGAACGCGACATGGCCCGGACGTTAGCCTGCTTCCACTGTATGAACAATGGCTTGCCGAAGGCGAGTGGATCGAGATCACCGAGCCATCGCCCAGCGATATTCTCTGCCTTGATTGCGGCGCGAGAAGTGTGGACATCCCCCTAGACACCGCGTTGCCCCTGGATCAATGGGAGCGTATTTGCCCAGAAGGCGGAATCCTCTGTGCATCGTGCATGGTCAAGAGGATTGCGAAACTACCGCACGTCATCACGACTGAGATGGAGATTAAGTTCGCGGACGACTACCCCGATGCCGAGCCGCTCAGCATTGAGGAGGCACGCCAGCGCGGCGTGTGTCGATACTGCCGCCAAGTGCCAGTCGGTCCGATGACGGACTCAAACGGCTGGAATAGTTGCGAACATGCGCATGACCGATGTGTGAACTGCGGGCACTGTCCCCTTAGACCCACACAAATCGACCTAAGCCGCGGCCCGCAATAGGGCTTCCAAGTCCCACCGAAAACTTGTGACGCCAGCGGCCATTGCGGGCGTGACACCTTTGCCCAAGGCGGTGTTCGGACGGACCAGATTGTACCAGGCGACAAATAGAGCGACCATCGCGGCATGGTGTCGATAGGTCTTGCTGTGGGCATTGGTCAATCGCGTGAACCGGCGAATGTGCATCCTCACGGACAGGTTCAGCCGCTCGCAAATCGAAGTTGAGATTCGGTCCTCATCCGGGTTCCCGAAGCGGACGGTTTTCTCGGCGCTTATTATCGTGGCCGGGCTGTAGCGGTTCTCAGTCTGGCTACTGGCGTAGTTCTTGACCAACTGGGCGAAAGCGACTCGCGAGCCTAGATGGAACGGCACGCGATGCGTATACAATCTCAGGCCGTCGCTCGTCACTTGACAGGGGCCGGTCGTGGCGCTATTCAACTGGCGTAGGAACCGCTCGCAACCCGCTTCATCGCGGACGCCGACAACGTGAGTCAGAATCAGTTTGGTTTCGTTGTCGATCGCTAGCCACGTCCAAGAGTCGCCGTCATCTTCACCAATCTGGCCAAGCCGTTCCTTCGTTCGCGCCTTGAGCCGGATGAAGTCCCAAATCTCGTCCAATTCGATGACCTTCGCCTCGACGTCGACGATCATCGTTTCCATCAGCCTAGCGCAGTTCTCTCCGACTGTCAGGATCAAGTCACAAATCGTGTCGCGGTTCATGCCCGTGATTCGCTCGCAGGCGCGGATGCTCATGCCTTCCAAGAGCATGTTGAGAACGCGGACGGCTTCGGTCAGGTCGATCCGCATATCGCCCAAGGGGCGTTGCTCATCGCTGGTGAAGGTCGCGCCGCACTTGCCGCATTTCCAGCGCTGCTGGCCTTTGCGGTCTTTGCCGTGCTTCGTCCGTTCGGTGTGGTCGCATACGCGGGCTATCATCGGTCAACCTTTGCGTTGCGGCCGAATGCGCCCTACAATTGTCTTTGCCAGAAGACATCGGGCTTCGGCCTGGTTGTCTCGACCCCGGTTGCGATTCACAGTCGCATCCGGGTTTTTCTTTTCACTGAGATTATTGTATACAATTATTCCGGCCAGTGCAAGTAGTTTTACGGCTTGCGGGAAAAGATTTGTTGTATACAATTGCCCGCTATGGCAAAGGCTCGCGGCAGACCGAAGCAGAATCCCAAAACCAACGTCTCGGCTGTATTGACGGCCAGAGTGACGGCAGCGGAGCGCAGGGCTTGCGCTCAGGCCGCGAAGCGGGAGGGAATCAAGCTGTCGGCGTGGGTCCGCAAGAGCCTATTAGGGGCTGCCGCTGGCGAGTCCAAGTGACTCAGCGGAGAGAAGGGGAATCGAACCCATTCGGCGCGAGCCGATCCCTAGCGGGGCTTATAAAGTCCCCTGCATCACCAAGATGCGGGCCGCTCTCCGTGAATTCTTCGGAAAGTCGGGCCAAATCATTTGCATTGCGGGGCGTTCTACGCCGACGTAAAATGAATGCGCTACTCCTGTGTGAGAACACTTGTGACCAGACTCGAACGTGCGGGGTTCGCGCCATGACCACAGCCACACAGCCGCCATCCCATATCGGGGTTGGACTCTATTCGTTTCCCGAAGCGGCGAAAATCATCAAAGCCCCTCCGGGAATCCTCCGGCGCTGGGCTAGCGCGAGTGATTGGCTTGTTGCTCGCAAACTCGATCCGGCCGAGCGATTAATCACCTTTACGGAATTGATGGAGCTTCATTTCATCAAGATATTCCGCGACGAAGGGGTCTCGCTGCAAACGATTCGCAAGACATCGCAAGCTGCTGCGGCGAAGTTCAAGACCGATTACCCGTTCTCTGTGAAACGTTTCGACACCGACGGGCGAACCATTTTCGCCACACTGAGAGCAGCAGCGCATAGCGTTACGCTTGTTGAAGACCTCGAAAAGAGTCAATTCGTTCTGACGAAAATCATGCGACCGTTTTTTCATAAGCTGGATTACGCTGGCACTATGGAGGTGACGCGGTACTGGCCGCGAACGAAGAAGGGGCGAGTTGTCCTTGATCCAGCTCGCAAGTTTGGAAAGCCGATTGACTCCGAAACGGGCGTTCCGACGCGCGCAATCGTTGACGCTTTATCGGCAGGAGGCGGGCAGTCGCCCGCGGTCGTCGCACGGTGGCTGGGAATTCCACTTGCCGCCGTCAATGCGGCAGTCGCCTTTGAGCGCTCACTGGCCGCGTGAAATACTTCTTTGACAATTGCATATCGTACCGCTATGCGCGCATGCTCGCGGCTTTGGAGCAATGGGAGGAAATCGTCGCCTTGCGTGATCGGTTCGATCAGAACATCGGCGACGTGGAGTTGTTCAGCGAATTGAAGGGGTCCGGTTTCGTATTTGTCACTTTCGATGACAAGCAAAGAACGCGGATGCGGGAGGCAACAGCGCTGCGCGAGGCTGGCTTGACCTCGTTGTGGTTCGGTCCATTCTGGGCAAAGAAAAGTTTCATGGATCAGGCGAAATGGATCATCACACGTTGGCCAACAATCGACGGATACGTGGCCGGCTGCGTGAAGGGAACGTGCGCCGAAATTCGTGAGAACGGAAAAGCAATGGCCTTCACCCTATGACCATCCTAACCGTGGACCGCGCCCAGCACTTCATCCACCTACTTGGATGGAGTTCCGGCGACGTGGCCGACACGGATGGAACGTGGCAGGTCACGTGCCGGCGGGATGACGAGACGATCATCGCTCGCGCGGAATCTCAGAGAGCGGCCTGGAACCTTGCACTAGAACAGGTCGGAAAAGTGCAAAGGAATTCAGGAACCTAGCGTTTCCTGAATACTTTGTGAAAAAATTCACTTGCAGCCTGTGGAGGCGAATGGTAGAACCAATCTCGCAACACACTTCCAATCAGGTGCGCCAGACCCCAGCAGATAATTCGCTGGGGTCTGGCGTTTTGAACGTGAAGCCGATACATTGTTTCCAGTCGGAGTCTCTGTAGCACGGACGCGCGATTGGATGTGTGTTGCAGCTCATCCTCGCTATTCTGAGCGAAAAGCCTCCATTTAATCCCACGACTCGCGCCACGATTGCGCGCGAGCAAACTCTTGTAGTGAGGGTGGAGTATGCCCAGTCACAAGCATTACGTGCCGATTCTCAAAACCAAGGCTGGCGAGCGGTGGGCGATCGACCACACGAGGGCCGATAGAAAAGACAGCCTAACGCCGCTGTTCGAGATCCATCGTCATCGCACGAATAACGACGTTGAACATGCGGGCGAGATGTGCGACAGCTTGGCGAGCATTTGGGGAACGGCGCGGCCGCTATTCTTGGACACGTGCTGGCTCCATCCCGCCAGCGGCGATCCAGTCGTAATCGAAGCGACGTTGGCTCATGCCCGAGAGATCGGACTACGGGCTATTCCTGTAGTCCGTCTCGGCTATGACGACGCGAGCCTGGATACCATCGCCGATGCCGTCGCGGCGGATGGTCGCGGGTGGATGCTACGGATTGTACCGACCGAGGTAAACGCCCACGATAGAATCGGTGAAGTCGTTGCGCATCTAGGCGTCGCGCACAACTTTGTGGACCTATTGCTGGATTATAAAACGATCGCGATGCACCTTCCTGCCCATGTGGCCGCACTGCCGAACGTTATGGCATGGCGAACGTTTTCCGCAGCATCGGCTGCGTTTCCGCGCAGTCTCACCCATCTCCAACACGGGATGTGGCACCAGATTGACAGGACCGATTGGCAGAGCTGGCAAATGGGAATCGCAAGCGGCGATCTACAGCGCGTCCCGGCCTATGCCGACTACACGATACGCGACCCAGGGCCGACGGCTGACTTTGGCGATCCAAGCGTCAATCTTCGCTACACGAAAGAGACGTACTGGCTCGCGAGAGTCGAGAGGAAGTTTAAAGAGGGCTATGCTGGCGACATGCACACGATTTGCGCGAGCTTGATCGCGCGACCGGAATTCAATGGCGCGCAATTCAGTGCCGGCGATGCAGAAATAGCCGACGCCGCTAACCCTGCACTCGACCGCCCAGGCGCTCCCCAGCAATGGCTTCAATGGGGAATGAATCATCACATAGCAGTAACTGTTCAGCAGGTTTCGGCGCTACCCTAGCCTTCAGAGCTTCGCGAACGTGAAGCGTGACGACCTCCCAGGGGACGAGCCTTAGTTCCTCCCAGACTCGGAGGACTGGCGTCCCCGCTGGAATCGCGCGGCCAATTTTGCGAAGCATCCGAACAGCTTCCGTTTTCCATAGAAGTCGAATCACGGCCAATGGTTCAATATTCGAATTCCGTTGTGCTGGTCGGTACTCGGTTGCCGTCGGTTGATCGTCGGTTGCTGAGATGATGACGATTCCCCAGTCGCTCGGCACCGCATTGCACACTTTGGATAGATGTCGTTGTGTGACGACAGCCCAGCAGTATTCAAACACCCTTGAATAGTTTTCTATTTGGCGCGGAAGGCGCAACATGGTGTCGCGCGCGCTCTTGATTTCATAACCGGAGATTGATCCGTTAATCGCCGCGAGATCGGCGCGACCTATGCCGCGGCACAACGGAAGTTCATTAAAGAGAGCTGTTGTCGGGTCGTGCTTAATCACGAAGTCCCTGACAGCCTTACGGATATGAATCGCTCTAAATTCCCGTGTGGCGTCTGGCATCAGCCCAAAGATCGGTATCTTGACCGCGTTTCCCCATATTATTATTCCGCGCCAAATAATTCTACGCAATTAAATGCCATGGCGCAAATGCCAATTTGACCTTCGCGCTACCGGCAGCTCCACTGCTCCCCCTGCCGGCTGAATCGCTCATCGGCGCGCATGATCCGCGCCGCGTGGTCCCGCAGGCGCTTGTGGCTCATCTTGCTCCGATAGCCGGCTTCCAAGATGGCGACCGTTAATTCCGTGGTCGTGAGCGACCGACCCTGTAGGGTTGCGTGTAGCACGTCGGCCAGCGTTTGCTCCGGGAAGTGATTCGAGGCAGTCTGAACGCCCACGCGAGCGTAGACGGCAGGCTCCGGCGCTTTGCTGGCTCCCTTCGCCTTGACCAATCTTTGGACCAGTCCCTTTTCCCGCAGCCGCGCGATGCAGCGGTCCACGGCCCCCTTGCGCCATGCTCGATTCGGGTATCTCACCTCCAAGCTGCGGAGCAAGTCGCGACTTGTGAATGGCACGTCGCTTGGGATGACGGATTCGACGTGGCTGGATATGCTCTTGTTTGCGGCCGGTTCGCGTCCGATTAGGTCGCGCTCCAGCTCTGTGATCCGGCGCAGCGTGGCCTCGTATTGATCCCTGATTGCTAGAATGGCCTTGTCGCGGCGGTCGCGGGCAGCTTGCCGTAGTTCGTTGAGGGCTTGCATGTCTGACTACCCGCCTACATTCGAGGAGCTGGTTGAACAACTGGGCGAAGTTGTGCGACTGGCTGAACGCCTGCCGCCCGAACTTCAAAGCGCCTGCGAGGGACTGGCCGAAGTCTACGAGAAGGTCAAGCGCGCTCAGCAGCGGCAAGACAAGATAGACGGGGAGTGACCGGCGGCAAGGGGTCATGTCGGTTGTGTGGGTCTAAGGGGACAGTGCCGAGCGTGCCGCCGCTGAAAGTATTCGCGCCGCCGGCCGCGGTAGCGCTGTCAGTGGCATGATCATAGACGCTGTAGGTGATCGTGCGGTTGAAACTGGCTAGCGGATTGGCGGCGACAATCGTGGCCGAGTCGCCGGCCTTCAGGCTTGCCGAAACTGTCTGTCCCAAGCCGATCGTGCCGCTCGACAGGCCGGTCGCCGTGTAAGAAGCGCTTGCGTTGGAAGCGACGGCGAGCGAACCGAAAGAGCCGCTGACATTGCCGAGATTGCTCACATCCAGCGGCGCGGGAATGTTCACGCTCGTCGTGGCGGTCGTGTTGTCGAGCGTCAGCGTCACGGGGCCGAACGTCCCGCCGACGATGACCGACTGATTGTTGCCGCCGGTCAAGGTGAACGCCGGGGCCGAATGATTGTAGACGTTGACAGAGCCGCCGGCCGTGGCGATCGTCGTCAGCGCATTGGCGTCGGTATTCTTGATGCTCCAGGCGAGTCCCAAGCCGGCTGCCCCCGCCGTGAAGGTGCCCGTGATCGACGAAGGAGTGCCGACAGCAACGGTCGAACCGGTCGAGGAACTCAGTCCGGAGACCGTGCCGCCCGCGCTCCCGTTATCGGCCAATGCAACGTTCAGAGCCGCCGAGCCGCTCGGCGCGGTGTTCGTCAACGTCGCGCTCACGCCGGTCGTGGCGCCGCTGATCATGTTGATCGTCGCGGGCGCCGCGCTGGTCAGCGTCTGATCGGCGAGATGCTCGAGGTCCAGCTCCGTGCCGCTGTAGACGAGCTTGTAAGTGGGATAACTGGCAACGTTGGTCGTGCCAAACGCGCCGGTCGCTGAAGCGTAGCTCACGAGAGCGTAATTCCCGAGCGTCGCCGCACCGCTGATATTGAGAATGCCGGCGAAGCTGGCGGCATTCGTGCTTGCGAGCGTATTGCCGAGACCCACGCGGAGTGTGCCGCCGCTGGCGACCGTCAGCGACTTGACGGTATTGCTGAATCCGGAGACATTCAGCGTGCCACCGCTGACCGTCATCGAGGAATTGGCCGACAACGTGTTGGCTGTTCCGGCGCGGAGCGTGCCGTTCGTGACCTGCGTCGCGCCGCTGTAGGTGTTTGCTCCGCTTAGCGTGAGCGTGCCGCTGCCGCTCATCGTCATTTGTCCGCCGGCACTGCTGTTGGAGAGCGGATCGGCGATGCTGACATCCCCAGCCCCGCTGACAGTCAGCAAGTGAGTTTTGATGTCGAACGTTGTCCCGCCGGAGAATGACAGCAACGCGCCGCTGTTCGCCGAATTCAGCGTCGCATT